AAAAAAGGACTCCATTTCAAACAAAACACAAAGAAAATCTTCAAGCACAAAAAGATCAAGGTCAAATGGGTAAAAAGGGTTATACTAAATTGGCCAAGGGTTATTATTATCAAACTTCAAAAGGTACATTTGCAGCTAGAAGACACGGTTTAGATAAAACTGTTTATTTTCCAGATTCCAAACATGCAAAGGCATGGGTTAATGGTCACATGATTGGAAACAAAGAAACAGGTCAAGCACCAGTTCAATTATCAGATAATCCAAAAGACCATAATGATAAAGTAAAACATTATGATCATCCATCTGGTGTTCCACCAGAATTTAAACATAAAGATCCTTCATCAGCATTTCCCGGTTTAGATGAACCAAAAGAAAAAACAACAGAAAAACCAAAACAAAAACTAGAGAAAAAAGTAGAAAAACCAAAAAAAGGTGATGATAAACAAGGAACAGAACAAGAAGGAACAGGAGAAAAACAAAGTGGTGACAATATTGAATCAGATGGTGATGGTGGAACTACATTCAAACCAAATAAAGATGAAGAAGAAAATGTTAAAAAGAGAAATGAAGCAAGAAAAAATATAGGAGAAATAGACAATAAAGCTTTTGAGACTCACATTGATGGAGATGATGAAGATAATCATATGACTACTGGTGAGTGGGCTCAACAGAATTCATCTATGAGAGTCGATGGTCCACCCCCACCTTTATTTGAATTTGATAAAAGTTTAAAAGAAAAAGTAAAATGTAAAGGTGCTCATATGGATGGATTAGAAAGAATGATGAACAGTATTTTATCAGGAGCTAAATCTGGAAAATGGTCAACATTTTCGAATGTTCCAGGTGGCGCTGGAAAAATATTCGCACAAGCTGGTGAGTTAATGTCATTAACCATGACAACTTTAGATGACAAAGATGCTCAAGCTATGGCTGATGCCATGATGGATTTTAATAAAGCTCTTGAAGATGAATTTCCAGATTTATATAAAAAAGATAAAAAAGGTAAAATAAAAAGAAATAAAATTATTGATGATTCTTGGATTAAAGCAGCTATGGGCAATAGAAGTGCTATTCATAATTATTTAAAAAAAGAATACGGTGATGATGTTGAAATAGAAATGGGTGGTTGGGATACTGAAGGCGAATATAATGCATTAGGTGGATCTGATTATAAAAATAATAAAGCATTTTCTACTGACGTATATTTTAGAATAAAAACTAAAGATGGAAGTATTATGCATGAGGTGTCTCTTAAAAAATCAACCTTGGTAAACTTTTTAAACTCTGGGACGGGAAAATTTGAAGATTGGGATCCTGATTTACCTGATGAAATTAAAGCATCAATCTATCAACAAACACAAAGAAATAGACTAGTAGATCATGTAACAAATTATTTTGATCAAATCAATCCAAATAAACCACCATTGTCAACATTAATGGCATCTAAAGAAATAGAAGGTTTGGAAGGATTAATAACAAATAAAAAGAAAAATGGTGAGTGGGCTTTGAATAGAGACAGAGCAAAAGTTTTACTTACAGCTATACATCAATTAGCAAATAATGGCCATGAAGAATCAAAAGAATTTTTAGTTGAGCACAAAGAACTTGGTAAAACTTATGAAAAAAATGCGATAAGAGCCATATTAGAAAATAGAAAATTGACCCAAGGTATGATGTCAGATATCAAAGAAAATTTTCCAATAAAGGGGGTAGCTGATAGGGAAGAAGTAATGGCAATTGGGGAACACTCATTAGATCCTAATATTTTAAAAGAAATTTTTGGTACAGATGATTATTCAAAAATAAGTGAAAACTTTGAACCAATGGTTGATGAAAAGGGAAGTCCATATATTGCATATGTTGTCAAAGGTTCAGATGAAGTTATTCCTGTAGCGGGAATCGGAATAAGAGAAGATGGTAATGGATATGGAGGCCAGTTTAAATTTGAAATGACATTGCATAAAGGTTTTGCAGAACATTTAAAAACTGCAAATCAAGCTGTTTATGGAACTAAAACAGAAGAATATAAATCAATAGCACACGTTATACATGAAATCTTTCGCCCAGTTTACTAAACTGACAGAAGAAAAAAAGAGACTCGCGTGGTCAGGTAGCACAGTTGATAGAGTATTTCCTGATTTTGATAATCAAGAGGAAATACAAGATACTATGCAAATACCACTTTCTCCATCTATGTTAAAAAGACTTTTTCCAACAAAAAGAGATAAAGTATTTCATGTTGTAGATCCTCATCATGTAAAGGATTTATTAGATCTACAAGGAACAAAAAAATCAATATCAGCATTTTATAATATGGATAGTCACCCAATAACATCAGGAGTAAATAATAGAGGGGGAATGGTTGCAGAACTTGAAGGAAATATTTTAATGGCAAACTCTGAAGATGTTATGAGTAGACCTGATGAATCTGGCAGAAGATACATAGGTATGGATTATTTTAAAAACAATCCATTTTGGCAAGAACAGTTAAAAGAAGTACAAAAAGATTTGACATGGGAAATCAAAGATATTTTAAAAAAACACACTGATAATGATGAAATAGATGATTTAAATTTTCAAGAACTTATGAATGTGTGGTCTGATACTGGTAGAGAATCAGATGGTAAAACTAAAAATAAATTAATAAAAGATTATTTTGATGGGGTAGAAAAGATATTTGGAAATCATGTTGATAAAGTACAAGAGAGAATGCATGGATATATGGATGATAAGACTACAACGGGATCTTGGGATGAAATGATCGCAAATGAAATAAAAGTGAATAAACTGCATATAACTAATAGTGCATTGGATACTATCAAAGTATATGAACCAGAATTGGCTGATCAAATTATGAGTTCTTTGAAAGATCATAAAGTCGAACATCAAATGCATGATGGTGCTAAAAATCTATCTAAATTTGCTTCTGAAGAATCTAAAAAATCTAAACCAAAAACAGTTGAACAAAAAGTAAAACCAAACAAAAAAGAACCAAAACAAGATAATGCATATGTTGGTGCTTCATATCATGATAAACCAGTGAGTGATTCTGATGATCATAAAATGCAACATAATATATATCAAATAAAACAAGATGAAGAACAGATAAGAGATTTCATTCAATTACATAGAGGACTATGTTGGAAAACTAAAAAGGGAACTTGGGGAGCGATAAGGAGTGATGATCATCATGGGCATATGTCAAGTGATAAAAAGAAACACGTTCCACATGGAGGATCTTATTTTAAAGATAAAGCACACGCAGTAGCATATGTTAATGGTGTAGATAACAAAGAAAAAAAATTAAAGTCTGATCCAAAACATCATAATGATCACGAGACAACTCATTGGAGTTCTTTTACTCATAAAACCACTAGGGATGATGATCAATGAAATCATTTAGATCACATTTAATTAACGAAGCAAAAGAAGGTAAGAATCTTCATCTAGAACATATAGAAGATGAGGTTTTAAACGGTGGGGTGGTAGGGACCAGAGGTGCCATTAATTTTCTTCAATCACTTAGAGATATGTTAGCGGGTAGTTCTTCTACTAATACTTTCATAACTACTAAGTGGGATGGCGCCCCTGCGGTTTTTTGTGGTATCAATCCAGAAAATAATAAATTTTTTGTTGGATCTAAAAGTATTTTTAATAAAACACCAAAGATAAATTACACACCACAAGATGTAGACAATAATCACCCACCAGGACTTGGAGAAAAATTAAAAGTTGCACTACAACATTTACCAAAATTAGGAATAAAAGGAATACTCCAAGGTGACATGATGTTTGCTAAAGAAGATTTAGCAATGAAAACAATAGATGGTGAACAGTATGTTACTTTTCAACCAAATACTATTGTTTATGCAGTACCATTGAAATCTCAATTAGCAAAAGAGATACTTAACTCTAAGATGGGTATAGTATTTCATACAGAGTACACAGGTAATAAAATGGAAGATATGAAATCTTCTTTTAATATAAATATTAATAGTTTAAACAAAACTAGGGATGTCTGGTTTAGAGATGCAAAGTTTACTGATGCTTCTGGAACAGCAACCTTTACCAAGCGTGATACAGATAGTATCACAAGAATACTTTCTCTTGTAGGGAGAACTTTTCAAACAATAAGTGCGAATACATTAAATACAATAGCTAATAATTCTGATGTCAATATAATTATCAAAACTTTTAATAATAGTAAAATAAGAGTAGGACAGACAATAAGCAATCCGAGAAGACATACAGATGAGTTGATAAAATATATAGAGAATAAGTTTGATAAAGAAATTGATAAATTAAAAACAGAAAATTCTAAGAGTACACGAAGACAGAAAAAAGTAGAGTTTTTAAAGTTCTTCCTACAAAATAAAGCAGATCTTGGTAAGATCTTTAGTTTGATGAATATGTTAGTTGATGCTAAAATGATGTTAGTATCAAAACTAGAAAGAATGGAACAATTGACACAAACATTTGTTAGAGATGGTGCAGGATACAAAGTTACAGCACCAGAAGGATTTGTGGCAGTAGATAAGATAAAAGGTGGAGCAGTTAAGTTGGTCGACCGTCTTGAATTTTCAAGAAATAATTTTAATGTAGAGTTAAAAAACTGGAGCTAAAATGGATAGTTTAACAAGAGCATCATATGAGGTTATGATAAAAGAGGATGAAGGTTTGTCTGCAAAGATGAGACAACTTCTTCAAGCAGGATTGATAAAAGAAAAAAAAGATTTACCATTTTTTAAATCAGCGATGAAAAAAGTTAAAGGCGGTACAATCACTACAGTTCAAGAAAGACAAGTACTTTTAAATGTGCTTGGACAATTTTTGACTATGGTTGATGAAGCTCCTGAATTTTTTAATTTGATGAGACGTGAACTTGCTAAATCTAAAAACAAAAAGGAAGAAGTTGATCATCATGAAAAAGATGCAAATGGTGAACCAATTCCTCATGACGATGAAGAAGATTTAAGTGAAAAATTAGATCCAGTTGGACAAGAAGATGGTGATGTTGATAATGATGGTGACAAAGATTCAACTGACAAATATCTAATGAAGCGTAGAAAAGCTATTGGAAAAGCAATGAAGAAAGAAGACTATGCGAATTCAATGATCAAAAAGGATGAAGGTCATAAAGGTGATAAAAAAGGTAGTGATAAAATGCAAAAGTTGAAAAAAGTTAAAGAAGATTATGGTTTTACTTCATTTTCAGATTTTAGAAATAGGAAAGTAGATGAGGCTCATGGAGATTATGATGATGACAGAGCAATGGCGGCACAAAAAGCACAAATGCCAGCATCTCTTGGTGGTACACACAAAGATAAGTCAGCGAATACAACTAGTACTCAAGTGACAAAGAAAAAATCTCAATACTCCAAGACAAATGAAGAATTGACTTCAGCTCAAAAAAAATTACCACCTGCACTTCAAAAAGTTATTGCTAAGAAAAAGGGAATTAAAAAAAAAATAGAAACTACTGATGAAGCTATGTTAGACCCAAGCAAATCTAAAGCGGCTAGGTTATTTAGGCAAGGACAAAAACAAAATGATCCAGAAAGACAAGATAAAGCCTATGAACTCAGAAAGCAAGCAAATAGAGATCGAGCGAAACGACAATATGATAAAATGAGTCCTGAACAAAAATCCGCAAAGAAAAAAGCAGATTATGATTGGCGCCGAGGGAGGGAAGATCAAGCAAAAAGTTCAATGGAACCGGATATTCGCAAAAGCATGGCCCACTCTAGCGGCTCACATCAAATGAAGTAACATAATCGAAAGGATAAAAATGTCAAGAAGTGAAATCAAAGATTGGATAGTAATGTCATTAAGTGTAGGGACAATGGTTTTGCTGTTTGTCATTACAATTGGTGACTTTATGAATGCAATGGAAACAAACAGAGAACCAAGTAAGGATGTAATCAATCTTTTATCTATGGCAATCACTGGTATTGTGGGTATTATTGCTGGTTTTATTTCTGGTAAGAATGCCGCTGATCAAGCTAAACAGGCAGCAGAACAGAAAGCATAATGAAAACATTCGCTGAAAAATGTTGGGATGGATATACCCAAAAAGGCATGAAAAAGAAAGGTGGACGCATGGTTCCTAATTGCGTCCCCGTCTCAAAAGAAGAATCTTTACCACCTCATCTTGCAAAACATTTTGATAAAAAAGGAAATGCTATAAAAGGTGAGTGGAAAGATGGTAAATGGTCAGCAAAGAAAAAACAACCAGAGTTTAAAATGACAGATGTTACACCAAAGGGTTATGGTCCAACTGATGAAGAATCTAATATAGAAAGATTAAGAAAACAGTTAGCAATTCATAAGTTTAAAAAGTCTGGTGGTGAGATAGAAAAACAACCAGAGGGAGATGCATATAACGCCATGAAGTGGAGAGGTAAAACTCATTCTACTCGTGATGAAGATGATGAAAACGAAAGAGCCAGAAAGGTCATGGCCTATCGAAAAATGTTACGTGATAAAAAAAGAGCAAAGAAAAAATGAAAACATATAAAAGTTTATTAAAAGAAGCAAAAGCTAAATCAGCTGTAATGGTATTTGGTAGGTTTAATCCACCTACAATTGGTCACGGTAAACTGTTAGAATCTGCAGGAAATGTTGCTAGAAGATTTAATGCAGAACTATATGTTTATGGAAGTCAATCTCAAGATCCAAAAAAGAATCCTTTGTCTAATCAACAAAAGATGAACTTTATGAAAGAGATGTTTCCAAAATATAAAAATTCAATACAAGCTGATCCAAATATAAGATCTGCAATTGATGCAGCAGTAAAACTAAATGAAGGTAATGATCAATTAGTAATGGTTGTGGGTAGTGATAGAGTTGCTGATTTTAAAAAACTTTTAGAACAATATAATGGAAGAAAAGCAAAGCATGGTTATTATGAATATGACTCAATTAAAATTGTAAGTGCAGGAGAAAGAGATCCAGACGCAGAAGGTGTTACTGGAATGTCAGCTTCTAAAATGAGAAAAGCGGCATCTGAAAATGATGTTGATTCATTTAGAAATGGTGTACCTTCTAATATGTCTGAACAATCCATGATGAGAATGTTAAAGTCTGTTAGAAAAGGATTGAATTTAAAAGAAGCAATATTTGATAAAGAATGGCCGACTCGTCCAGAAAAAATTACTTTGGAGGTTCCAGAAGAAGATTTAGAATATAATTATATGGGATATGAAACAGAATACTTTTCTCATATGCCAATAGTTGAAGAAACATTTTCAGAACTTAGAAGTCTTTCATTATCAAAAACAAAACACAATGTTTCTATTGTAGAAGCGATGAAAGAGACTGACAAGTTGATTGAAAATATGTGTCTATTTGAGTTGGGTCATTCTGGATTAGAAAATAAAATAGAAACATCTGTAAGAAAAATTGATAAACTTTTTGAAGGTATTGAAAAAGATTTTGGTGCATCAAAAGGTGATCTTTTCTACAGACCATTTCTATATCATATTCTTGAGTCGATTACTTGGGGTCCACATCCTGGACAAATGAATGTTGAAGACAAAATAGGTCCTGTTGAATGGGGAACACCAAAGATGGTTGAAAGATATGCCAAAGCAACACCTGGACAAAATTCTGATAAACTTTTGTATTCTACATATAAGTATAAAATGCAGAGAGAAGTTACTGGTGAAGCGGATGGATTTGGAACAGTGGAATTGGCACAAGAAGAAGGACCAGTATCAAAAGTTAAGAAAGAATACGCTAAAAAATATAAAGATTTAATATCAGATAGAAAAAGAGATGTTGGTGGAGCAAGGATGGATCATGCAAATAAAAATTTAAAATCAGCACAAACTTATTCATCATCAGGAATGAAATGAAAAGTTTACATGAATCTATAATTCAAGTTGTGACTGTTGGTGGAACAGATTTGAGTGGTAATGCAAAACCACAACCAACTATTATACAAGGTGGTCCACATTGGTTAAAGCAACAAATAACTGAAGATTTAGAATCTTCTGTCAATAGTGCGTTAGAACAAATTGCTAAAGGTAAATCATATGATGAATGGGTCAGAGCAACTAGTATGAGTCCAGAGGTAAAAGCTGAAGTTAAAAGAAGATTAGATGCACAAGGCAGAGGTGAAAAAGAAGAATCACCTACACATGATAAACAACATCTGACAAAAGCAGTTTTTGATTCATTACCAGATGATGAAAAAGAACAACATCAAGACAATTTACGATCATCAATGAAATCACATGGTATGCATGATGATGAAGAACAAGAAGAATCAGAGTCAGAAGAAAAGCCGGAAGAAATGGAAGATGAAGAAGATCCAGATGGTGAATATGATGGAGATTTAGATCCAACTCCTGAACCAGATGAAGGACATGAAGAAGATGAAAAAGAAGAACCTAAAATGAAACTTTCAAAGAAAAAGGAAAAGGTGACTATTAATCCAAAAATGGAAGAAAAAAGTTTTAATAAAAAACTTATTTCTGAGTTAAAAGAAAAAAGATTAGGTAGAATAGATGAGAAAGCAGTTTCTAAACAACAACAGAAATATTTTGGTTTAGTGAGAGCAATACAAAAAGGTGAAGCATCTGGTTCTCCTGAAGCAGAAAAAACTGCTAAAGAAATGAGTATGAAAGATGTAAAAGATTACGCTAGTACAAAACATAAAGGTTTACCAAGAAAAGTACAAAGTGAAAACATCATTGAAATGAAAAACAAAGAAGGTCATACATTTGTTATAAGTGATAGAGATGTAAAAGGAAAGAGTCAAGACAAAGTTAGAATGCACGTTCAAGATAAAGATGGAAAAAAGATAAAGGATTATGGTTCTCATGTTTCATCAGATAGAGCAAAAAGATTTGCAAAGGCGAGAGGATTTAGTGAAGATCTTCGGTCTAATATCGATGCCATAAAAAAGAATGAAAAGAAAGAAAAAAAGATGGATGAAATGTCTGGTGATATGGCATATCGTGCAATGGATAAAGCTGATAAAAAAAGTAGAGGTGAAATGTCAGTCAATGATCCTGAAAGAGCTAAGAAGAAAGCAAGGCAAGCACAAAAATTTGCTGACTATTCTATAAAGAAAACACTTAATAAAGAAGAAGTTGAACTTGAAGAAAATGATAAAGTAATGATGATGAAACTCACAACTAAGGCAATGAAAGCAATACCAAATTCACCAAAACAGAAAGAGTTAATCAAACAAGTGAATACTTATCGAGAGAAACTTGGAATGAAACCTATGAATGAAAAGTATGACGAAATGACTAATGCAGAACAAAGCACATTAACACCAATTGAATTATTGAAAAAATTGAAGGACAAAATTGATGCTAAAGATCCAGCTCAAATGGAAGGACAATCTTTTACTGACTTTGAAAAGGAAAGAATAGATCAAATGTCAAGAACTGCTAATGAAAGAAGTGTTTTGATGTATAGAATTGTAGATTTAGATCATGGTGATGCGGGAGAAATAGAAAATTTCACATATGTTATGAAAGAGAATATACCTAAATATCAACAGATGGGCTACAAAGTAGTCGCTCAATAATTAAGGAGATTTATGGCTGAATCAAAATCAGAAAAAAAAGATGAAGTTAAAAAGGAGACAGTCAAATCTCCTGAACCAAAAACTATAAAGAAAAGCACAGTAGATTGGGAAGGTATGGGTTACGCTTCCGAACGTGCTTATAATAAATTTAATTAGGAGATAAAATGGCACTTTGGGGAAACGCAGATGGTGCTCCATTCGGATCATTAACAGCTACAATTGACGGTGGTTCTAAAAATGTTATAACATTTTCTGGATCAATTGCATCTTATGGAGTGAATCCTGGAGACACAATTATTTTTGATACTGGTGCTGGCGCCAGTGCACAACATCTAAGAGTTAAGTCAGTTGACAGCACAACTCAAGTAACTATGACAACTGAAGGAACTGCAGCAAGTGGTAAGACTTGTGAACTTCAACAAGCACCTAAGTACACTGCGATAGGTGATGTAACTGGAAAAGCAATTATTGGTGCTGATGTTAGTGAAACACAAGCGGCAAGTCCTGGATCTATTACTCATGCCGGTTGGATTAAGAAAACAACTAGAACAAG